CGTCATAATTTTCCTCGTCTTTCTGCAGGTCTTGAATCTCCTGTTCCATTATTGCGTAGGCTTTAAACTCACCTACGGTTTTATTGTATTCATCCCAACTAGGTAATCCAGCTGCGATGACTTCTTTCAACTCCTCTTTGCGCTCTCTAATCTTTTTAAGGATTAGATAGATCGCTGTTTCATCTCGCATTAATCTTTTTTCTTTTTCTTAGGCTTTTTCGCAGTCTTAGCAGATTCTTTTAATGCTTTGTCTGTTACACTACCTTTACCTGGTTTACTTTTACCAGATTTTTTAGCTTTGTTCATGTAATAGTACAAACCTTTTTTAGCAATTCTGCCATCTTTTGTTCTGTGATAACCTTTAGGTACTTTTTTCTCACCCATTATCTTACTCTGCCTCCTCTTTTATACATGCTTTTTTTAGCCATCGGATTTTCTTTCATCATTCCGCCGCCCATTTTTTTGACTCTACCGCCAACTTTCTTTGCGATTCTGCCACCTTTTTTCTTAGCAATTCTGCCACCTTTTTTAGCTGTTTTTCTTTCGCCCATTGCTTTTTGAATTGCATTACTTCTAGCTGTTTCATAGCTACTCATTTTGCCATCTTTGTCTAGGTCACCCTTCATTTTTTTACCCATATTTATTTCCCCTTTTTAAATAAGTTCATTGCTGCAGGTCCTGCTTTCACACCGAAAGAAACTGAGCAAGCTAAATATAATAAATGTTTATAGTAATCTGGCAAAGAATGCAAGGCCTCAAAACCTGCTTTTATGTGTGGTGTCCAACCAGGCACGAAGACTGCAATTGCTGGCGCCAATAGGCAAATTAAAATTAGTTCGTCTTTCCACGACCCTTTCATTTGATCTACAGCTGATGCTTCCCACTTTATTTTACCTGCTGCTATGTCTTCTTGTTTCTTTTTTTCTGCCTTAATTTTTGCAATCTTGACTTCGCCATTTAACTTCTTAGTCTCTACGAAACCTTTAATTCCATCTACGGCTACTCCTAATAATGGTTTTGCTAATAACTGCCACATACTATGCTCCTACTAAACTTATTATACCACCTCTTGCTACATTTGTATAGCGTGGTTGTGCAACTCCAGATCCATAACTTCTTATTAATCTTTTTAGTGCGTCAGAATCAAATACTCCTGCACCTAATATACCTTTAAATATTCCTTCATCTGATGCTCTTGCCATGTCTTCAGAATATGCATCTTTCATAGTATCAAAAAATCCTTGTCGCTCTAATGGTTTAATTTGTCCTGCACCTTGCAACATTCTTAACATTCTTAATCTGTCATTTCGTGCATCTGCACCAAAATTAAATCTACTATAATTATCTACACCTGGATTTGGTTCAAAAGATTGGTAATCTATAAAAGGTAAAAATTGTCTTAATTCTTCTGCGCTTAAATCACCACCCGTTAACGCTTCATATGCTTGTTTTAATTCTGGATTTGATTGTACATCATCATAAGTGTAAATTCCTGTTTTGTCATATTCTAAATCAGGATTTTCAAAATTACGCATAACAGCGTTTACATCGCCGCCATATAAATTTAATAACTCTTGAAACTCTGGTAATTGATCTAATCTAGCTGCAATTTGATTACCACTTAACCCCATTGTTTTTGCTTTATCTATAACAGAACCAACAGATTTTTTTAACAAATTTTGTTGTTGTTCCATTGCACTTACACCGCCCAACATGCCTTCTGCTTGCGCTTCAAACAAACCTGATGCTTGCATGTCTAACAATTGTTGATCTGTTAATTGATTAATTCTAGTTCCGTATTGATCAGCAAGATTTTTGGCATCTGCCATTTGCTGTTGTTTAATTAAAGATTGATTGTAAGCTTGTTGTGCTTGTGCGTTTTGTAAATCTCCATAAGTCATTGCCCCATCATTACCACCAGTATCTGATTGACCAGGCAATGCTTGATTTAGATAATCACCTTCACCTTGTTCTTGTTGTACTTTTGTATCAACAATAGGTGAACCACCTACTTGTACATTAGAACCAAAGTTTTGTTGAGGTAAACTGGTTATACCAGACCCTGCAGGTCCATAAGTAGTTCCAGTGCTATAAGGATCAGCATGGATATTAACCATGTTTAGTAAATTGTATTTGGTATTAGTCTATTGTAAAAGTTTCTAGATCTTATACTGTTTGGATTACCTTCATTCAATTCGTCAGTAACAAATTGTGCTGCAGCGTTTGCATCAGGGAACATAGTTACTCCAGGTGCATTAGAATCCAAGTCTCCATACACTAATTGACTTGTTAAATTGTTTCCAAATAATCCTGCTAATGGGCTACCACTTTGTCTACCAGTTACATTGTAGAAACTAGGGTTAATATCAATGTATTCCTGCTCGTTTGGTAGTATGTCCATTACTGGATCATAGTCTGGATTACCAGCTATGGATCCTGGTGCTGGAAACATTTCGTCAGGGTAAGGATTGTACGCGTCAGGATCTGTTGCTCCAGGGAAAGGAGGTTTTTCTCTTATAATTGGCTCTATTCCACCAAATCCTGGTTCACCATAAAGTAAATCATTTTCTGGATCAGCCCCTAATCCCATTGCATCATAATCAATTCCTGATTGCATACCTTCATAGTTTCTTAAATCTACTCCAGGTTCACCTGGTAGTATTTCGTTTAACATATCTGGTTCGTCATATGACACACCACTTACGCCTCTATCCATAGCGTCTTGTGCAGACGCATTTACCATGTTTCTGTATACATTAGCTGTGGATTTAGCGTTGTTAATAAATGACATACCTGTATCAAAAGCATCTTTGTCTTCTGACATTGATCTAAAGAAATTAGTATTCATAAAACGTTTACTGTTTGGATCAAAATAATTATCAATGTCTCTTTGAGTCATACCAGCCATTTTAAAATATTTTTCTGCTTGTCCTAATTCTGGTCCTTTTGCACCTTCTGCAAATAACGCAAATTGTTTTGACTCTCTGTTAGGAAATACTGAATCTAAATATTTATGATGCATTTGGTTATTAGCAATACTCTCACCAACACCTCCTGCTAATTTCATTATACCACCAGCCATGCCTGGAAAATTAAACATATTAGCTGCACCACTAGCAACATTTTTTGCTGGGTCAATGATAGTGTCTGTAATCATTTGTCCACCATCTCTAACTATACCTGGCACAGATCCACTTTGATTTAATTGTTCTTCGTCACTTAATTGTGGATTTAATGATCTAAGTGCAGCAGATCTATTATCTATTGCTGGTGTCATGTTTATGGAAGTAATGCCCATGCCAGATGGGTTAGGATTACCGAAACCGCTAGCGGCGTCAACACTTGATCTACCAGTTCCTGTATTTGATCCGTAACCATAACCTGCATAATTAGGCATGCTACCATAGTATGATTGTCCAGCAGGTCGGTTAGCTGTTGATGTTAAATATGGACCAGATGTACTGTCTCCCTTATTGTATTTAAAACCACCGCCACCGGATATGTCTTGTTTATTAAAATAATCGTATATTGACGCCATGTTTACCTCTTTTAATCTAGCCCTAGATTAATGATTGAAGCACAAAAAGAACGACGACAGCAACGATACCGGCTTTAATCCAGTCTTTCATTCCCCAGTCACTCCATTCTTTGAGATGTGCCCAAAGATCTGATAATAACTTCATATTTACCTCCTAGTGTATAGTTGGTTTTTGATGAGTATAAAACCCATCAATAATTTCGTCGGCTACTATAAACGATTCAAGCATAACTTCAAAGACTTTTTGTGCCTCCTCCGGACCCAAAGCGTTTATATACAAATTTCTGGTTACAGCAGCCAATCCAGCTGCAACTAATAATTGATCATCAGAATTGCCATTTATTTCTTTCATAGCAAATTCTTCTGCTTTTTGCATTACTTTAGCTATTTTGTCTAGTTTTGTTGCCATTTATCCTGTTCCTATTGTTGGCTATTCTTTCGTTAGCTTTGTTTCTATTATCTTCTCTTAAAACAGCCATACTCTCTTTTATCTCTCCAGCAGTTTCTTTACCTTGTTCTTTTAACATGCCAAAAGATTCTTTCATGATTCCCATGTCTTGATCACTTTGCATCTTTTCTCTCTGTAAGTCAAGTTTTTCAGATTCAACAGCAGTTCTCATAACTGTATCTGTTTCTGCTTGTTGTGCTTTTTGCATTAACTCTGCAGCTTTTAAATCTATCTCTTGTTGTTTTAGTTTAACAAGTGGATCTTTTTCTTCTAGTCCACTTCTTTGTTGTTCTTCTGCAGCCATCTGTTTAATTAATTGTGCTTCAAGAGTTGCAATCGCAGATTCTTTTTTATCCATATATTGCTTTTGCATCATTTGCATCTGTTGTTGTATCTGTGGATTTTGCTGTGCTTGTTGTTGCATAGCTTGCATCTGTTGTTGAAACTTTTGTGTTTCTTGCATCATCTGTTGCTCTATCTGTTCTGCAGCCATGATTGCTATGTGTTGTAAAACATGTGCTTCCATCATTGCATACAATTGTGGATTAATTTGCACAGGTCTAGTAAACATAAACTCTGCATGTGCTTCCACGTGTGCTTTGTGATTTTGTTGTGGAAAAGCTTTTGGTTGCATACCACGCATAGCTTCTGAGTTTTCTATTGCAGGGCTTTTTGGTGGTGGGTTACCTGGATCTGGTTTTAACAATGCATCAATATTATCTACATCTAATGCTTGATATACTCTTCTGTATGCTTCACGTAAATTGTGTAATGCAGGATTAGCAATTGCTAATTGTAATTGTTGTTGTGCCAACATAACACGTTGTGACATAGAAAATATATTTGGATTAGATACAGGCAGTATGTCTACACGATCATCAAAATCCGTAGCTTTAATCATTCTGTTACCACCTCTTACTGCGTAAGGATACTCTGGTGGTAAAAACAATTGTATACATCTAGCAAGTAAATTAAATTCTGTTGCTTGTGCGTAGTGTAATCTTTTGTGAATTGCACTCATGACTTTTGTGCCACGTTCCAATAATGCTAGTGTTGTGCCAACAGGGTTTTGTTCGTTACCCTCACCCATTTTCATATCTGCAATTGCAGCAAATGATTTACCTGCATCAACACAGAAACCTAATAATGCAAACAAAGTTTGTGATGGTTCTCTGTATGGTAACGGTAACAAAGATTCTTTTATAGATTGTCCTGTTACATCTACGTCTCTAAATTCTCCTGGTTGTAAAGGTTGATCGTGATCACGTATACGCATACCACGTGCTTTAAAACCTGCTGGTAGATTGGCAAGAGTACCTGCATCAATTAACTGTCGCAAAACACTTGTTGCAGTTCTTGACAACCCACCTAACATGTGGATTAGGCCAAATCCATAAAAGCCTAGTCCTGGGAGGAATTTGTAATGAGTGAAATAATCTATTCTTCTTTTAGACGGATCTTGTTCCTTGTAATTTCTTCGAATAGATAAAACCTCATTACTGTATTGATCAATTGTAATTATGTATGGTAACTTAATACCGTTTGCATCTTCAAAACCTGGTACGTCCATGTCAACATGCATTTCTAATAATGTATGTGTGTCTTCTCCACTTGCTGTTTCATCTGACACACCATCTAATTCATTTATTTTATCTGTTACTTCATTGTTAGTAGATACACTACCAGTTGTAATTGGTATATCTCTGTAAAAACCGTTTACTTGTTGTTTACGTAAAGTGTTTCCATCTACTTTTGTTACGTGTGTAATTCTAATTGCATCTTCTAAAGATGACGCATTGTAATTAACAACACAGTCTTCACTAGACACAAACTTAGATACAGGACGCATTAATGTTCCATCATAGTATGTTTTCTTAAATGCAGATCCTGACAATGGTAAATAGAATAATAATTGATCCATATCTGGATCATATTCTTTCATGACATGTGTAATCATGTAATTCATGTAATCTTTTACACGTTTAGCTTGTTCTTCTACTGGTGGTGTAATTTCACCAACTATTTCTGTATTTACAGGTCCAGATGGTGGTAATAATTCTTTGTATGCTTGTGCTTGGAATTGTGTAACTGATTCTGCTAATAATGGATGTATAACACCACTAGCACCCTCAAAAGGCTGTGTTCTATCTTCATATTTAAACCCTAGCATGTCTAATCCTTTTACATACGTATCTTCCCAATCTTTTCTTGAATCTTTGTCAGATTCGTACGCACCGACACAATCATCTGATAATTTTCTTAATTCATCTTCTTCTATGTAGTCTGCTAAGTTTGCGTCAAAGGGAATGTTTTGTTGATCTAGTTGTTGTGCACCATCTTCTATTATTTCAACACTTCCATCTTCTAATTCGTTAATATTAGGATTTTGTGCGCCAGGCATTTGTATATCTGCGCCTTGACCGCCTTCTATATTTAATCCACCACTTAATTGTTCTATTGCCTTCTCAATAGATCCTGCAGAAGGCATTCTTGATTTTATAGCCATTTTATCCCCTTACCACATTTTTCTTGACAAATCCACCCTTACTATAAACTGGTATGGTAGAACTTCCAGGATACTTAACACCTGTGTTAAAGTCTCTTAATTCAATTAATGGAATCTTTTCCCATGTAAATCCATTTCCGTCAACTATTGTTGTGTCTGTAAACTTAAATCCACTTTTTTTAGCAATTCTTTTCATCGCTTTTACTCCTATCTCATCATAAAATTTATCTCCACCTTTAGGTATGTTACCATGTGCTTTTTTCATCTTACCTGTAGATAACGCAATACCATCGTAACCAGAATCATCTGCCATTTTCATTAGTCCTTGTAAAAACACTTTTGCATAGTTTTCTGACTTTTTAAATGGTGCTTCTTGGTGCATTTGACCACTAGAACCTGTAGTTCTTGCTTGATCTTGTACTTTTTTCTGTAATTTTTTAACATCTTCTACTAATTTCTTCATTGCACGCTCAATATTTGCTAATTCAGCTACATTTTCTGGTGCTTCACGTTCTGCACGTGGTAAAGCAAGAATATTGTCTTTTCTAAGCCTTGTTGACTCTAAAGTTTGTCTTTTTTTGTCTAATTGTGACGCAAAATCGCCCATTTCGGCCAAAACATCACCTTTATCAAGCCTTGGAGCGTAAATATAGCCCTTTTGTGCAACATTTTGGTGTAAATCTGACTGTACTTCTTCCATAAGTAGTATTTTTCGACCACTTTCGTCAATTCTTTCACTAAATCTACCCCATCCAAACGGTGCATTACCACCTTTTCCTTCAAAACCTTCGTTAGAAAAGTGTCCAGAGGCATATGGTTTCTCTCTAGCTCTTACAGCACCCGTATCAAAGTTGTGATAGAACTTTAATTCACCATATCCTGACCCACCTGGTATGAATTGTGCACCATCATGAGCTGGTGACTTTTTACTTTTGTAAAAAAATCCTCTACCGTCAGCCATGTCACCCAATCTGTATAACATTTTCTTTGTCCAAAAAGGAATTGGCACATCTGCAGTCATAACTTCTCTATCAAATATATTTAACGCTTGGTATAATTCATTAAATGCTTGATCTTCTGGTATGTTTTTAGCTTGTGCTAATTTTGTAACATCTCTTGCAGGCACTAAATTTTTTAAAATATTAAAATGATCTTGTTTTACAATTTTATTTGTGCCGTGGTATAATTTTGGAAAAGTGTTGCCCCACATATCATTAAATCTATTACCTGTATATAATTCAAAACTTCTACCACCATAACTTTTTTTCAGTAATGGTATCATGTTATCACCTTCTTGGATTTGTGCTCCTTGCATATTGTCAATTAATAATCTTCTTATCTTCATGCCTGTAGCATCTTGTGGTGGTTGGTGAAGTCTGTTTAACAATGCAGGGTTATCAGAAAATACATCTAAGTTATCCTCAGTGTAAGCTCGATTACCTCTTAGATCTCTAGTTCTAAGTAAAGTATTAGTTAAATCTTTTGCGCCACGTTGTACAGGTTCTGCCATTGCAATGTCCATGTCAATTTTAGGCATCTCTTTGTTATACAGTTCTAATAATTCTGTTTTAGATAGTTTTCTTTTAGCGTCTGTTTTTGCAATGTTTTCTAATAGTGGTCCTAAACCAAATTCGTCTAACTCTACATCACTAACACCTTGTTTGTTTTTTATTGTACCAAGCCACTGCTTTGCAGGTAAACTTGTTTCCGGCATATCTTCTATTGCATCAACAGTAGAAAGAAACATTGCAGGTTTATCTTCAGGTGCTTGTGATATTGCAACGTCTGTTGCTTTTCCTGGTGTACCTTTTTGTTTAATTATATCACCGACACGAGCCACGGCCCTCGGCACGTTTTTAAATTGTCCAAATAACTTTGCTGCACCAGCAATACCACCAATAGCAAATTTTTGTCTATCAATACTTTCTTGTGGGTCTAACAATGGTAATCCTTCTGACATAGGTCCTTTTTTTGGTGGCACTGTATCAGTTAAGTCATCGTCTATCAAGCCACCTTCTTTGTGTCCATATGGTTTAAGGCCTGGGACCATGTTGTACGTATCTTCTATAGTTTGTCTTTGTCCTACACCTTTTGCTGCGGCAGGCGGTAATTCTAATCTATAATTTTTCATTTGATCTTTATACAATTCAGAGTATTCGCCGTCATATCTTTTACCATAAGAATTAAATCCCATTGTTTTTTTATTGTAAACTTTGCTTTCTAATCCAAGATTAGTCATATCTGTTTTTATTTTACTAATAAATTCATCAGCTTTTTTTAAATCTGCATCTCTTCTTGTTTTACTAATCATTCCATCTTTGTAAGCTTGGTTAATTAATTTTTTTTCTGTAAGATAACGATACAAATTATTTTCGTAATGTTTATGGTAAGAAACATTTCTTTGAAAATTTGTAATAAAACCAGGAACGTTTCGTTCAGAAATTTGTTTTGTAAAATCTACCATATAGTCTAACTCTGGTGGAACTACAAAATCAGGATGAATTGCTAATCCAGGATTTTGATACATAGATCCGTGTCTTTGTACACCACGTTTAACATAATCTAATAAATCATTAGTATTTGCCCATCTGCCAGTTCCTCTTTTGTAAACATTAAACTGTTTATCTGCATCTACTAAACCATTATCTGCAAGAGAATCATTAAGTACTTTTATTTCATCTTTACTATAGTTTCTTACATATGTTTGCGCTGGATGTGTTTTTTCTGTTATTAATGGTGTTAAACCTGCTTCTTCCTCTCCTTTTGATCTAGATTTTTTAACAGATCCTGTGTAATTCTTTTTTAAAATTGATTCTAAACTTTTTTTAGGTCCTACAAAACTTGGATCATATTTAACATTTGCTCCACCAGGTGCATCACTACCAAGTTGACCACGCATTTTAGTTTTATAAAGTTCGTAATCAGTAAAAATAGTACTTGGAGTATTCATTCGACTTGTTTTTCCTCCATCGCTAGTAAAAGCTTGTATTCTTTTTGCTACTTTAGGAGCGTTATGTGCTAATCGTAAAATGCCAACAACCATTAGTCAAAAAAACCGTAATAAGATCCTGCAACAGGAAGTGTGCCTATGCCTGTAGCTTTAGCACCTGCTTTACTAAAAAGATTACCACTAGCACCTTGTAAGAATGCTCCTATCTTTGGAAGAACACCTTTTGCTTGTGCAACTTTAGAAATTGATCCTGGGTTTAATGCAAAACCAGCTGCAGGTATTGAAGCGATGTGAGCAAATGTTTTTGATCCTTCATCACCGTAAAGAGGTGTGTTCATTGGGTCACCTGTAAATCCTTGGTCATCGAGAAAAGTACCAATTGATTTTCTATTTAAGTATTCGTAGTCATCGCCGCCTCCACCAACAATTCCTGATCCACCAATATTAAAAGGTGAGTTAGCAATCATTGCGCCGCGGCCATCTTCGTCTATTTTGTAAATACCTAGCCCAGGTATTTGTATATCACCATACTCTGTGAATGCAGTGTTAACTTGAAAAGGTAATTCTTTAAAATTTTTTATGTAATAGTTTTCGTCGTCTTCGTAAAAATCTTGACCTACTAAAAATCCTTCATCTTTATATAATTGTTCTAAATATTTTATTTGTTCTGTAACAGCATCTGCTACTTCTTGGTTGCCTTTATATTTTTCTACAAAATCATTTACGTTAGTTATGTCTAAATTTAAAGTGTTGTTTAAATGATCAACTATCTTATCTTGTGTTAACACATAGTTGTTTGCATAGTCAGCCATTGCATTTGCAAACTCTTGGTCATTTTGTGTTTTAGATATTGTCATGAAATCATCTCTACTAAGTTCAGAACTACCTAGTGTAGAAAAGAAATCTATAAAGCCACTATACTTACTACCATCATTGTATGCATTAAATCCAAAAACTCTTTCTGCAGCTGGTAGTGTTGTTAGAGCACCTTCTGTAACAAGTTTTGCTGTATTATAGGCACCAAACCCTACATCTTGTGCAAAGTTATAATTATCACCCTCATTGTCAGGAATAAACTGTTCGTCTATGTTTGCATTATCTGCACTGCTAACATCATAGTCTTCTGGTTCTTCAGGCGTGCTAGTTTCTAATTTAAAACCTTCATTAGGTTTAAATTTTTCATCATACCTTTCCCTTAGCATTTCAATAGACATTAGTAATAATTCCTCCTAGAGTTTACCTCTATTGGTTCATCCGCAAAATCATCCTCTAGCTCCACGTAATAACCTTGTCGATAACGCATTAATGCTTGCGTCATACTATCGACATAATCGTCGTGATCTCCAAAAGGGAAAGCTGCACACTCCTCGATAACTTCTTCTGCCCAACGTCTACCTACAGGTGCATAGACTGCTCCTGATTCAAATATAGGTGCGACACTATTTACTCTAGAGTGTTTATCATTCCCTTTTGACGGTGTAAAGTTAATTACAGGTATACCTGCTTTTTGTAACTCGTGCGTCAATGGGAGACCACTTGCTTTTGCTTCTACTAGGATTAATTCTGGTTCCCAGTAAGAATACTCTTCTTGTGCCTTCGCTTTTAATTCTGGGAAGTTCCACCTTCCGCGTTTTGCATCAAGAAGAATTATACACGGTCTACCACCTTCTTCAGGTGTAAATACACCCCACGTTGTGATAGCCGAGTAATCTGATGTTGTCTTTGCTGTAAATGCTGTATCGTACGATTGTATTACGTACTGTAATTCTGGTATGTTTTCCTTGTCCCAATCTTGCCACCACTCACGTTTTATAAGTGCACCCTCCTCGGCCACGGGATTTTGCATCCATTGTGCATTCCACTTGGCTGTAGGTATAGA